TACTGGTGGTCTTGATATTTTTACCTTGTGTTCAGTAATTTTTATGACAGACATATTTCGCACATATTTTATAGAATGAAAAAATGTTCTGAGTGTTTTGAAACCCTTTTAACGATAGCTTTATGCAGTCGTTAAATTGTTTTCTTGCGTTAAAGCATATAATACTTGACTTTTCTGGATTTCTGATACTTACTTGTACTACATCAGATTTCAGAAAGGATGGTAGCAATGGAACGTTTGGATGTGGAAGTGCAGTATCGTACTGCAAAATGGATATTTACGAACATGATGTTTGCCGGGGAGATAACCTTAGAAGAATATACGGAAATACATAAAAAGTTGATAGAGAGATTTAACCCGCCAATGAAATCGGTTGAGACTCCCGGATCCTATGTGCAGGAGGCTTTTGACAATGAGTAAGGTGAGAAAGATAGAGCCAATTGCAAAACTGCCTGAAACGGCAATAAAACCCAATATTACAAGGGTAGCAGTTTATGCCAGAGTATCTACGGATATGGAAGAGCAGGCAAGTAGCTTTGAAGCACAGAAAGATTATTATGAGAAGAAGGTTCGTGAGAATAAGGACTGGAAGCTTGTAGGTATTTATGCAGATGAAGGAAAAACGGGAACATCTTATATTAACCGTACCGAGTTTTTAAGGATGATTGAGGATTGCAGACTTGGAAAGATAGATATGATTCTTACCAAATCCGTCAGCAGATTTGCCAGAAACACGGTTGATGCATTAAACAATATTCGTGAATTAAAGGCACGGAATATTGGGGTATTCTTTGAACGTGAGAATATATGGACTTTAGATGCAAAAGGGGAATTTCTCATCACATTGCTTACCTCTTTAGCACAGGAAGAATCAAGATCTATTTCAGAAAATACTACATGGGGAAAAAGGAAAGCATTTGCTGATGGCAGATATTCTGTAGCTTATACACGCTTACTCGGATATGACAGAGGTGCAAAGAAGGGTGAATTTGTCATAAATGAAGGACAGGCAAGAATTGTTCGGCTGATATATAGGATGTACCTGCAAGGTTACTCTTCATATAGAATTTCGGAGTTCTTGACAAGATGGGAAGTAAGAACGCCTACAGGAAGTGGTAAATGGCATAGTAGTTCTGTAATAAGCATTCTTCAGAATGAGAAATATAAGGGAGATGCATTGCTGCAGAAATGCTTTACTAAAGATTTTCTGACACATAAAAGAGTGCAAAACAACGGAGAACTTCCACAATACTATGTGCATGATGGACATGAAGCCATAATCAACCGGGAAGTGTTTGACTATGTGCAAACATTGGCGGGGGCAAGAAATAAGGATGCTAATGGAAGATATTCAGGAGTGCATCTTTACTCATCATTATTCAGATGCAGCAAGTGTGGAGCATTCTACGGAGCAAAACCGGAACATTCAAATGACAAGTATCGCAGAACAATCTTAATGTGCCATAACAGGTTTAAGGCACCATATTATTGTAAAAATACAAGAATTGATCTTAGGCAGATACCTAGTATATTTATAAAAATTGCAAATAGAATTATGCGAAAGTATTCACAAATATTATCAGTATCACAAGAGATTGCGAAAGAACTCAGTATAGATGCTGATGTCACAATAAATGATGCATATTCAATGGATATGCAGGATATTTCTATGATAGTCAAATCGGCTATAGTTTACCCAGAAAATAAAAATAGTACTTATTGATGGAACGCACATGACCATTAAGGTCTGAGAAAGGAATGATACATTGTTTAGTAATAAAGAGATGAAAATGTTCAGAGGTGGGTATTTTACCATCATTCGAATTGAAGAAAATTATATTGAGATGGTTTCCAATAACACTCGGCATCAATGGATTATCTTCAATAGGTCAATTGATTCAAATAAACCCGTGACTTTATATCACAAGCATACAGCAGATACAAAGTATTACCACAAGCATTGGGAAACCTGGACGGTAGCTATGGCGGTGGAAAGCATTAAGAACCATGATACATATGTGATTGAAAATGGGAAAACCGTCAGATGGATGAAACAGGAAGGAAGGGTTAACTGTGGCAGCATTTAAGAAAGAACGGAAGATGAAGGTATACGCACAGTCAGGGTATCAGTATAAGGATACTGCTACCATCATACTGAAGGGGGCATGGCTTGAGACACTTGGGTTTGAGCCAGGAACACCTATAAGCGTTGAGTGTGAAGGCGGAAGGCTTGTGATTACCAGAGCTGATGAAGTGATTGTGGAATAAACCTGACATAAATTTGATAGATTTTATGTTTTATTATGAAAAGTAGGTGCTGATGATAAAAACTATCAGCACCTACAAGGATTATTTAGACAGATTATTCTTCGTAGTCATTTTTAAGTTTTTCTCTTAAGCGAGCCATTAATTTTTCTCTGCGATACTGGAGAGTGCTAGGATTCATTCCGAGGTCTCTTGCAAGCTGGCGTTCTGAGGTGCCAGCCGTAATCATTTTTACAATTTCCAAGTCTTCCCCCTCCAACTCGTCAATCATTGCGTATAGTTTTGAAAAAAGAATGTTCTTTGCAACGATATATTCGGGATTGTTGTTATCTGTAGATGAATCATAGGAATAACGAATAGCTCCTTTTCTTCCAGAACAATCATCGTTTTCGGTGTTATCAATATCGACAGAAGTTTCGCTGTCTATTAAATCTGGAGATTTAGATAAATCCATATCATCTTTATCGGCATCATTAATCTTTTTCTGGGCATCCTGCAATGGCTTGTCCGAATCAATGGCGGGATCATACCCACAGTCCATCATAGGAGAGAGGATTGCAATCTCGTGCTCGAGGTATTTTTCAGTAGAACGAACCTGCTTTCTTCTGTAGCTATCGATGCCATGATTGAATGCCTCTGCTTTATTTCTAAGCGCTGCTTTTTCCTCTTCGGAAGCCTTTTCATAGCCCTCTACCGGGATAATAGCATAGGTCCTGTACTTACCGAACTTTTTCATCTTTCTGACCTTGATACCGTTATCTTTGTAAAACTGTTCTGAATTTGGATCCTGTGATGGAGCTATTGGCATATAGCTTACAGGTGCTGCTTCTACGGTGCTTGATACTGTTGTTATTGTGGTCTTTGTTTTTACTGTCTTTGTCATAATTATTCTCTCTTTCCGGGAGAAGTCCTTATGACAAAGCTGACTTAAAAATGGCGTCAAAACTTAGCCAATACAAGGAAATCTCCCTATGTGTTGGTTAAGCTGACAACCAATAAAATCAGCGGTTCTATATTTAATTGCCCTCGCAGGTAGCTGTATTGGTTTTGGTTCATGACTCCCAGTTAGCTTTGAGGGTGGTGCAGTTTAATGTCATGCTCCAGGACTTAAAAGCATGTTCTGATTGTAAAAAAGCACTTGTTATTGTATAATTGGCTATGTATGAATAAGTGTGAATAGCTTTTATTAAATCAAAATTTTTATGAGTCTGAGAAGTACGGTTTTTCTCTTGAACTTATACATATATTGTAGATTGTGTATAAAATTTGTGCATCGCTTGCGAGATGGAGAATGAGAATGGATTTTAGGATTTTAATTGGATTAATATAGGATTTTTATGCACGAATTGGATTTTTGCTAATTGGAGGAAAAGATATTGTTTTACAGTGATATATGTGAAGCTTTTTATCTCACTAGAAAAACTGAAGAAGGTAAAATTAAATTAAAAGGTATTAGCATTAAAGAGGCTTCAACACAGAGTGAAATTGCAGAGTTCTTTTTTAGCCTAGGATGTTCTGAAACTTACAAGGAGTATTTGAGTGGATATACTCCGAGCAATTTTTGTAAATGGTTTAAAGGAACGATAGGCCCGGGTAATAAAGTATGGGAACGGTTTAGAAATAATTTTAATGAGACAGAATATGTAGAACTGTTAGAACGAAGTTTTAATGACGCTACGTTACAAGAAACGGCAGAGAAATTAGGAATGATGTTTTCAACTGGAGAAACCTTAAGTAAACATCAGTTAGCTGTAGCAATTACAAAACAAATGTGTGCATTTTCGACCAGTAAAGAGAAGAAGCATGAAGCTGAGTCAGTGATTTCAAAAGTATATTATTCAGGAGAAATGAAGAAAGAGTATACTCGTTATGTTGAAAAGGCATCTGAACATTATAATGTTATGAAATTGATAGGCGGGGATGAAGTACCGCTGGAAAGTTTCTTTGTTTGTAATACAATTGGTGAAAAGGAAAAGGTTTTTGCTGATAAAAAAAGAATAAATTGTGCGTACTTGGAAAATCCATCTATGCAGGCAATTAGAGACATATTTAAATATAGAAAATATGATAATTTACGAACCGTATTGATAGGCAGTGGCGGATGTGGAAAATCCTTAATGCTACAACATCTCTTTTTGCAAACAGCAAGTGAGTATAACAATACTGGAGTATTTCCGGTTTTCTTGGAATTAAGGCATTTCAAGCAGAGCCATGATTTATTATCATTTATCGTAGAATCAGTAGCAAACTTTGATGATTCTTTTGATATGAATGCTGCAAATAGATTATTGATGGAAGGAAATGTACAACTGTTTTTAGATGGATTTGATGAGATTGATCCAACAGATGTCGATTCATTTTTAATAAAATTGCAAAAATTCACTGCTAAATATGACTTAGTTCAAATCGTGATTACATCTCGTCAAAATGATTATTTGACGGGGCTGAGATTATTTACTAATTTGTATATATGGCCATTTGAAAATACACAATCCGAAATGTTGATTGATAAAATATTAAATTATCAAGGAAATTCAGGTGCAAAGGTAGCAGTACTTGATTATATAAATAAGGGCTTTTTGAAGAAAGATGGGGTTTTTGCATCGCATCCGTTACTTTTGACATTTGTTGCATTGAAGTATCCACAGTTTAACAAATTTTATAAAGATCATTCTCTTTTTTATAAGGTTACATTTGATGCCTTGGTTTATGGGCATGATGACAATAAAAAGCCATATGCAAGGGTATTTAAGAGTGTGGATGATGCGGAACAATTCACAAAAGTATTTATGGAATTTTGCGCATTAACATATCAAGATGGAGTTTTGCAGTTAGATACGAGAACATTTGAAGATTACTTTAATAGGCTTGAGAGTTATAAAGAATTTGAAAATCCGCACAAGATGAATGTGAAAAATTTCAAGCATGATGTCTGCTCTACGGCATGCGTTATGTATGAAAAAGAATATGACATTTATTATATAGATCCAGGGTTTCAGGAGTGCCTTTTTGCAGAGTATTATTATCGAGCAAGTGAAGATAAAATGGATGAGTTGGTAAATTCATTGAAAAAGATATCTTTTCAAAAGCTAGAAAGATATGAAGCTCTTGATATGTTATATAAGCTATCATCTGAAAAGTTTAAGTATAAAGTGCTATTACCATACTTGAATGAAATTTTTAATTCAAAAAGTGATTTTGAAGCATTTTATAATTTTGTAAGTCTATGCTTTGATGTAATCAAAATTATAGAAATTAATGATGCTGCAAAGTTTTTATGCATGAATTCTATTAGTGTGAAGAAAGTTTTATATCCACAAGAGGATAATTATCCTAATAGTATTTTGCTGAATTATATATTGAGAGATATGGGAGAAAATGAAGATTTTTCATTCTCAATGTATGGAACAGAGGTGTCAGTGCAGTTAAAAGCACTTCGTATGCCAAAGGATATAAGCGAATCGGGCATAATTATTGGGAGGGATACAGTAGTTGAAAATGAAAGATATTTATTACTCGATTGCAAACCCAAAGAGGTATATGAGTATTTTCGCAATGAACATTTAAAAGGCAAACAAGATATATATTTAATGGATGATAAAAAAGAATTGATTATTTTGGGGCATAGAATTGCAATTGAGGGGTATTACTTAAATGCAGAGCCAGATGAATTTAGTGATATGCTTGCAAATGTGATTGATAATAGTGACAAAACTTATGAAATGTTTTTGAAACTTAAAGGGTACTGGAAAAAGTTAAAAATTGAGAAGCATCGCAGTGGAATAAAATAAAGAGTCCTTTTTTATAGGACAACAAGGAGGATATAATGGAAATCGCAGAAAGATGGCTCAATCTTGAAGAGATATCTATACACTTAGGAGTAAGCAAAGATACTATTCGTTCTTGGATAAAAAAAGACACGATTCCTTTTCATAAAGTGGGTAGACAATACAAATTCAGAGTGTCAGAAGTAGATGCATGGATTGAAAGTGGGCAAAGTGCAAATGCAGACAAGTAATGACAAATGGAGGAATAATGTGATGGCAATTGATAATAAGAAAGAGCAAGAAAGAGAAGAATTACATCGTGCTATATGGGCAATAGCAGATGAATTGCGTGGCGCAGTTGATGGTTGGGATTTCAAAAATTATGTTCTTGGTACAATGTTTTACAGATACATATCTGAAAATTTAACAACTTATGTAAATCAAGGAGAAATTGAAGCAGGAAACGATAACTTTGACTATGCAGAAATGAGAGATGCTGATGCAGAAGAGGCACGTACGGGATTAGTCGAAGAAAAAGGATTTTTTATTTTACCTAGTGAGCTGTTTTGTAATGTGCAAAAAAATTGTGATAACGATAAGGCAACCTTTAAAGATGAAAAAGGCAACGAAAAAAGTGTAAAGGATAACTTAAATGAATTACTTGAACGAATATTTAACCATATAGAGGATTCTGCTAAAGGGAGTCAGTCAGAAGGAAGTTTTGCTGGATTATTTGATGATTTTGATGTTAACAGTAATAAACTGGGGTCAACAGTAGCCAAGCGAAATGAAAGGCTTGTTAAATTGTTAAATGGTGTTGCTTCGATGAATCTTGGCTCGGTAAAAGAACATGATATAGACGCATTTGGTGATGCCTATGAGTATCTTATGACAATGTATGCATCCAATGCTGGGAAGTCTGGAGGAGAGTTTTTTACTCCGGCAGACGTTTCAGAATTGCTTACTCGTTTAGGAACAGTAGGGAAAAAAACTATAAATAAAGTATATGATCCTGCTTGCGGTTCGGGTTCACTATTACTTAAGGCTGAAAAAGTATTAGGTAAAGAGTCAGTTCTTAATGGCTTTTATGGACAGGAAATAAATATCACAACATATAATCTTTGCCGTATAAATATGTTTCTTCATGATATCGGTTTCGATAAATTTGATATTGAATGTGAAGATACGTTAACTAATCCGCAGCATTGGGATGACGAGCCATTTGAGTTAATCGTTTCAAATCCTCCTTATTCTATTAAATGGGATGGAGATGATAATCCACTGCTTATCAATGATCCTCGTTTTGCTCCGGCTGGCGTTCTTGCACCAAAGAGCAAAGCAGATATGGCATTTATTATGCATAGCCTTTCCTGGCTTGCATCTAACGGAACAGCAGCGATTGTATGCTTTCCTGGAATTATGTATCGTGGTGGTGCAGAACAAAAAATTAGAAAATATCTTGTAGAGAATAACTATGTAGATTGTATCATTCAGTTACCACCGAATCTTTTCTTTGGTACATCAATTGCAACTTGTATTATGGTTATGAAAAAGGGAAAAGCAGATAATAAGGTGTTATTTATTGATGCAACGGACGAATGTATCAAAGTTACAAATAATAATAAGTTAACAGAGAACAATATTAAAAAAATTGTTGAAGTATTTACATTAAGAGATAATATTGATCATTTTTCAAAACTGGTAACATACGATGAGATTGCAAAAAATGACTTCAATCTTTCTGTCTCAACTTATGTTGAAACCAGGGATACAAGGGAAAAAATCGACATTGTAAAGCTAAATGCTGAAATTCGGAAAATTGTTGTTAGAGAGCAGGAACTTCGTGATGAGATAGATAAAATCATTGCAGAAATAGAGGTGGATGCATGAGTAGATTAGATGCATTGATTCAAGAATTTTGTCCAAATGGTGTAGATTATTTAACTATTAAAGAATGTACACAAAAGGTTCAAAATATTAAATGGAAGACATATGTAGGTAAAAGTAAAAAATATATTGATTTAAGTTCAGTAGATCGGGATACGCATTGTATAATAGAAACGCAATATATCAATCCTGATTCTGCTCCAAGTAGAGCACTGCAAATTGTACAAAAAGATGATATCCTTTTTGGAACAACACGACCTATGCTTAAAAGGTATTGTATGATATCAGAAGATTATAATGATGATATTTGTAGCACAGGATTTTGTGTACTAAGAGCAAAAACAAATATTGTTCTTCCTAGATGGATATACCATGTTATTTCAACAACTGATTTTTATATATATGTGGAGCAAAATCAAAAAGGAGCGAGTTATCCGGCAATTTCGGATGCTAATGTAAAAGCGTTTAGGTTGCCTGTACCTCCGTTGGAGGTACAACGTGAAATAGTCCACGTGCTGGACTCTTTCACGTTACTTACAGCCGAGCTTACAGCCGAGCTTACAGCTCGTAAAAAACAGTACGAATATTATAGGAATGCGCTTCTTGTTAGAGATAAAACAATAACATTAAAATCAATAGATGAATTATGCAATGTATCGGCTGGAGGAGATGCTCCAAAGGAAGCAATTTCAAAAGAAAAGACGGATAAATATGCGATACCTGTAATTAGTAACGGTGTTGGAGAAAATGCATTATATGGATATACTGACAAGGCAAAAATTATGGAACCGGCAGTAACTGTAGCCGCACGTGGGACTATTGGTTATGCCGAGTATAGAAATTATCCATTCGTACCCATTATTAGATTGCTTACATTAATCCCAAAGGACAAAGAAGTGCTTAATACAAAGTATTTATATTATTGTTTGCAGGGAAAAGAATATAAAATTCCAACTACAGGGATATCACAATTGACGGCACCAATGGTCAAGCAAGTAGAAATTCCAGTTCCAAAATTGAAGGTGCAGGAGAAAATTGTTGAAGTGCTTGATAATTTTGAATCTATCTGTACAGATTTAAACATAGGACTCCCTGCTGAAATTGAGGCAAGACAAAAACAATATGAATTTTACAGAGATCAGATATTGACATTTGCATCAACAGGTAAGAGCATTTTAACAGACAGACAGACAGACAGACAGACAGACAGACAGACAGACAGACAGACAGAGTTTGATTAGAATTTTACAGTATGTGTTTGGGTGGGCTGATGTTTATTTGATTGATGTTTGTAATTCAATATCATCTGGTAAAGCTAAAACAAAAGAAAATGAAGGTTTGTATCCTGTTTATGGTTCAACAGGAATCATAGCACGAACTGACACAGCAGTATATAGAAAAGACAATATACTGGTTGCACGTGTTGGAGCTAATGCGGGTTATACTCATATGGCAACAGGAGAATATGATGTTTCAGACAATACTTTAATTGTTGATGTAAAAAAGGAATTTTGTATGAAATATGTTTATTATTCTCTTGTGAATGAAAATCTAAATCAGTATGCAAAAGGTGGAGGACAGCCGCTTGTTACAGCTGGGCAGATTAAGCAAATTAAGATGCTGGTACCTGATTATCAAGAACAAATTAGGGTCATAGAAATTTTGGATAAATTTCAAAATTTATGTGACGATATTGAAATAGGTATTCCGGCTGAAATAACTGCTCGTCAAAAACAATATGAGTATTATAGAGATAAACTCCTGACATTTAAGGAGAAAGAAGTGGAGTGATTTAATGTCATTTAAAATTCATGATGGCCAAAAACTATTGATTCTGCGATATGGAAAACAAATAGTTGATGACTGTATTGAATTGCATCAGGAAGTGATTGAAAACACAGGTTTTTGTTGGTTTGGTAAGTTGGGAACTGTGCCTGCAAAGAAATCAATTGAAGCGATGTTGAGTGAAGAAAATCCAATGCTAATTTTATATGCTAGGAATAACGCATTTATTTGTAAAGTAAGTGATGTAATTTATGATAAACCGATAAATGGATTTCCTGATTATTATCGAACGGAATTATATGATAAAAAAAAGTTTCCGACTGTTTATTTTAAGTTAACTTCTATAGAAGTAATGAATGTTATGGAATTAAATAAATTCATTGTAGTAAGCAGTGGAAACAGAGCGATTAATACATTGATGCATTCTATGTCGTCTTTCTTATTTATAAGCTATGGTAAATCATTAGATATTGAAGACAAGGTAGTATCAATGAAGAAATCCGTAAAAAAAGAAGAAACTGTGTCTGCCGATTGTATGTATCGCCATGATGGATACTGTGGATTAAAAGGTTTTGTTAATTATCAGTATGAATGTGAAAGACCAAATAACTGTATCAGACAGAAAAGATAAAGAGAGGTGAAGCAAGTGCCATATTTTAACATAGTAGCAGAAACGAATGAAAATACTGTCGTAACCCAGTATGAACCTGTGAAACAGCGTTCAGATGCTTATCAGAGTGAGGCAGAGCTTGAAAATGAATTTATCAGAATGCTTCAAGAACAAGGTTATGAATATTTACATATTCATACAGAAGAAGATATGGTAACAAATATTCGTGCTAAACTTGAAGAATTGAATGATTATAAATTTTCAGACACCGAATGGGATAGATTCTTCAAAGAATGTATTGCAAATGGAAATGATGGAATTGCTGAAAAATCTTGTAAAATTCAAGAGGATAATGTTCAGGTGTTAAAGCGCGATGACAATATGACTAAGAATATTACGCTGATTGACCGGAAAAATATTCATAATAATAGGTTGCAAGTAATCAATCAATATGTGGTCACTACAGATCAAGGGGCAAGACATGATAATCGTTACGATGTAACAGTACTTGTAAATGGATTTCCATTAGTTCATATTGAACTTAAGAGAAGAGGGGTATCTATCCGAGAAGCATTTAATCAGATCAATAGATATGAGAGAGATTCTTTTAGTGCTGGATATGGTTTGTTTGAATATGTTCAGATTTATGTTATTTCCAATGGAACCAATACAAAGTATTATTCAAATAGCACGAGATATAATGCCATAAAAGATGCTGAGGTGGCTAATACAAAAAAAGGAAAAACGAGTAATTCTTTTGAATTTACTTCCTTCTGGACGGATTCAAAAAATCATGTTATTACAGATTTGATAGACTTTACGAAGACTTTTTTTGCAAAGCATACAATTTTGAATATACTTACAAAATACTGTGTATTTACATCTGAAAATATGCTTATGGTTATGAGACCATATCAGATTACTGCAACAGAGAGAATTTTAAACAGAATAGAAATTGCACATAATTATAAAAAGTATGGTAGTATTGCGGCAGGAGGATATATTTGGCATACGACGGGAAGTGGAAAAACGCTTACCTCATTTAAAACCGCAAGACTTGCAAGTAACATGTCATTCATTGATAAAGTATTATTTGTTGTAGACCGTAAGGATTTGGATTATCAAACCATGAAGGAATATGACAGATTCGAGAAGGGTGCGGCAAATAGTAACTCGTCAACAACAATACTTGAGAAGCAATTACGTGATAATAAATCCAAGATTATCATTACTACAATTCAAAAACTCTCAAATTTTATAAAAAAATATTCAAAAGATCATCCTGCTTTTGAAAAAGAAACAGTCATCATTTTTGATGAATGTCATCGAAGTCAGTTTGGTGATATGCATATGGCAATTGAGAAGAATTTTAAAAAATATTATATGTTTGGCTTTACTGGGACTCCTATTTTCACAGTGAATGCACCGGCAGGTTCGAAGACGTTGCTGAAAACCACAGAACAGACATTTGGGGATAAACTTCATACATATACTATTGTAAATGCTATAAATGATAAAAATGTGCTTCCATTTAGAGTAGATTATTGTTCATCTATTGGACCTTTAGAAGATATTGATGATGAACAGGTAAGGGATATAGATCGAAGGAAAGCTTTGCTTGCACCAAAAAGAATTGAAAATATTACAAGATATATTTTGGAGCATTTTGACCAAAAAACATATCGAGGAGATAAGAGCTATTTTTTTAATCAGTTAATGAATATCGAGGAAGTGGCAACTGCAAAGGATAGAGATAAAGTTGAAGAAATAAAACAGAAACAAAGGTTATCTGGATTCAATTCAATCTTTGCGGTATCTTCTGTAGAAGCAGCAAGGTTATATTATACAGAATTTCAGAAGCAAATGAAGGCAGACCCAACAAAGAAAATAAGAATTGCCTTGATTTATAGTTTTGCGGCTAATGAAGAAGAGGATGATGGAAACGGACTTCTTGGTGAGGAAAATTCAGAGGATACTAGTGAGTTGGATGCAAGTAGCCGTGATTTTCTGGATTCCGCTATTGGAGATTACAACGATATGTTTCATACTACATATGATACATCATCAGATAAATTTCAGAATTATTATAAGGATGTATCACTACGAATGAAAAATAAGGAATTGGATATGCTTATCGTAGTAAATATGTTTCTTACTGGTTTCGATGCTACAACACTTAATACTTTATGGGTGGATAAGAGTTTGAAGATGCATGGATTGATTCAGGCGTTTTCAAGAACTAATCGTATATTGAATAGTATAAAAACTTATGGAAATATTGTATGCTTTTTAGGTTTGCAAAAAAGAGTGGATTCTGCTTTGGAGTGGTTTGGAGACGAAGATGCAGGTGGAATAGTTCTTTTAAAAAGTTTTGATGAATATTATAACGGGTATGTATCGGTAGATGGAGAACCTAAGCCGGGGTATGTAGAATTGATTAATGATTTAACCACAAAATTCCCAGCAGAAGAGTCTCAGATTATAGGAGAGCAGAATCAGAAAGAGTTTATTGCATTATTTGGTGCAGTTCTTCGTATGCGTAATTTGTTATCAACTTTTGATGAATTTGAAACCAAAGGAATACTTACCGAAAGAGAGCTTCAGGATTACTTAAGTCAATATCAGGATTTAAGAGAGGAATGGAAACGTAAGAGAGAGCAAGGAGAAAGTACAGATATTACTGACGATGTTGTATTTGAGGTAGAACTAATAAAACAAATAGAAATAAATATCGATTATATTCTTATGCTTGTCAAAAAATATAATAATAGCCATTGTGAAGACAAGGAAGTGCTTATAACCATCAGGAAAGCTGTTGATGCAAGTCCAGAGCTTAGAAGTAAAAAAGCACTTATTGAAAACTTTATTAATGGGATTAATGATGTGGATGATATTATGCTTGAATGGAATGACTTTGTCGCAAATCAAAGAGAAAATGATTTACAAACACTTATTTCAGAAGAAAAGCTGAGACCAGAAGAAACACGCAAATTTTTGGATAATGCATTTAGGGAGGGCGAGGTAAAAATTATTGGTACTGACATCGATAAGATTATGCCTCCTGTTAGTCGTTTTGGTGGTGGAAATCGGGCAACGAAAAAAGAAAATATCATCAAGAAAATAAAAGCCTTTTTTGAGAAATATTTCGGTATTGGCGGAACTGTTAAATTTACAATAAAAGAAACGGAGGAGCATTGATTATGGAAATTATTACCTGTAAAAAATGTGGTAAAAAATATGGATACGAAATTTGGGGAGAGGTATATCCAGGTGGAAAAGATAGAGAAGAGGCAATTTGTCCATATTGTGGAGAGGTTGGTTATTCGACAATGACTAGCCAAAATATTTCATCATATAAGTTAGATGCTAATGGAAACCCTATATGATAAAATCAGCACCGTCAAGGAAAAACTAGTGACGGTGCTTTCTTTTTTAGTCCTTTTTGTAAAATGATGTTTCGTATCCGTCTGCCCTTAAGAGCAGTCCTTCAATCCATGCGGGTGTTCTTCCCATCTGTTCACAGATAGCAGCAAGGTTAGCGTCCATAGGTGTTTCAATGATCAGTTCATCGTGGACATGACCTACGATAAAGCAGTGGGAGAGGGTACGCATGGCATAACAGAGAATATCTCGGCTGATAGCCTGCACGATATTTTCGACAAATTTGGGACCATAAGATTCGATGCGTTCCCACTTCTTATTAGTACCGACACCTTCATAGGTAACGGATTCTCCTCCGAATCTGTTTTCTCCAATCTTAGGTTTGACATAACATAAGCGTCTGCCGGAAGGAAGTGCAATAAATAACATACCACTCTGATAGATAAATTTGATTCCGTGTGTTTCTGTAGCAGTACGCTGCTTGATGGCTGTTTTAACACAATGGTCAACATCCCACCAGAACTGTACGATGTTGGGATTAGAGGCTCTCCATGAATCAACAAGTGGCTGTAACTCATCTTCGGTAAGTCCCATATCCAAGGCTCCCATAGCAGTTAATGCGCCAACAGACCCACCATAGCCAAGTGCTAACTCTGCGATTTTACCTTTCTGTCTAAGGTGTCCGTTGACACCATGCTTTTCGACTGGGACATGGAACATAGCTGATGCAGAAGCACAATAGATATCACCATTATCCTTAAATACCTTCATACGCCAGTTCTCTTTTGCCAAGAATGCGATAACACGGGCTTCAATGGCAGAAAAGTCAGCAACACAGAACTTATATCCCGGCTTTGGAATAAAGGCAGTACGGATAAGCTGAGAGAGTGCATCCGGCACATCGTCATAGAGTATATTCATAAATTCATAATCCCCAGATTTTACAATATCTCGTGCTTCGGTCAGATCTGTCATATGAGGTGCGGGTAAATTCTGGAATTGAACGATTCGACCTGCCCATCTCCCCGAGCGTCCTGCACCATAAAACTGGAACATACCTCTTACTCGTTTATCAGCGCATACAGAGTTTTGCATTGCTTGATATTTTTTTACAGAAGATTTTGCAAGTTGTTGACGGAGTTTCAGAACATCGGCAACATCAGATGGCACGGTCTTAAGCAGCTCAATGACAGCTTTCTTGTCAAGAGAGTCAGCCTCAATGCCTTTTGACAACAGCCAGTCTTTCATCTGTGTGACAGAGTTTGGGTTCTCAAGGTCTGTCTTATCTTTTAATGTTCCCATAAGCCTTGCTTTGCTGAAGGTATCAAACTTAATTGCATTTGTTACAACATCCATATCAAGCAGAATGCCACGATCATTGATTTCCTGGTCTATATGGTATTCGTCCCATACACTATCTGGGACAGGGAAACGGGAGAGTTTCTGCTGAATGGACATTTCGACCTCGACATCTCTTTTATTATATTTCTTGAACAGTTCCCATTTGTCTGGATCATCGGATGGCATATTACGGGTTCTGCCACCATTAGATTTGGTAGGCTTGCGTGGAACACAAAAGTATTTGATGAGGTCTTTGCCTTCTTTTAATTTCTGCTGTTCAAGACCAAGCACAGCACCGACACCTTCAAGTGAAAGCGGAAGTCCCATGTATGCCGACCATATCATGCTGCATTTCCATGATGAAGGGTCAAGGTAGTTACTGACGGAATCTTCCGGGACACTGTAGCTTTCAAAGTATTCTGGATAGTTGCGCTTAAGCCAGTAGGAGAGGAAGATACGCTCGAATGATGCATTGAATGCCCATTTTGTTACAGAATCATCGGTAAGTGCTGCGAGAACATAATCTGGGATTTTCTCCCCATTTGCTACATCTACTACAATAACTGGTTCATCATTAATGGAATATCCGAACAGAAGCACCTCGGCATCTGGGGATTCTGCATATGGGTATACGCCACATTTGATTGGTACGCTGGAGAATGTCTCCAAATCGATAGATAACTTTTTAATAACTTCTGGAATTTGCATAGTTTGTCTCCTTATTATGAAAAAATGGGCAGCAGAGGAATATCCTCCACTGCCCATTTGGGTTATATGTTACTTGCGATTATGAAAGAAAATCGTCATCATCATCGGTAGCAAAGTCAGATTCGGCACTTGCCTTACCTCCGAGAGGTTCGCCATCTCTTAACTTCTGAAGGTTGTTAAGACCACAGGCAATACCACGATTACCGTTCACATTGAAAGCGTAGAAGTTGATGGATGCTCTGCCGTAAATGCCGGAATACATCTCAGAACGCTCAATGATAGGCTGTCTGTTGGCATCAACGATACCAGGAGCAGAAGCGGAGTTCGCATTTACAAAATAGCTGTTAGCGTATGCTTCATCGTCTGGTCTCTCAATGTCACCATCACGAAGAGGATTCTTGATGGCTGCAAGCTGTGGTACAGACTTGCCATTGCCCTTAAGCTTTGACTGACCTTCCTCATATGCTGCCTGAATGGCTGCCTTGATCTTCTCAATGGTAGCGGTATCATCCTTTGGAATGATAAGTGAAACGGAATACTTCGGCTTTCCACCATCAATAGCTTTAGGCTCCCATGCATTTAAGTACGAAAATCTCGTGTTAGGTCCTGTGATTACCTTTGTAGGTACTCTTAATGCTCCGTATTTAGTTGTTGTCTTAATTTCCATAATTTTGTCCTCCTAATTTTCCTTAAAATCATCTTGTGCTGTGTTAAGTGCCTGTCGCTTGTCCGATTCAGGCACAAGTGTTGGTTTTCCCTGTGGTTTTTCAATCAAGCCTCCAAGGAGTTCATTGAACTTCGTCTTACCAAGAAGAGAAGTCATTGCTGTGATACCGAGAAGTTTCTTCTCATAAGGGTCATATCCGGCATTTACTACAGCAGTTGCAACGGCATCTGCATTCGTGTATCTGCGGTTGGATTTACCCTCGACTACTTTGTAGCCATCATACTTGGTTCCACTTAAGGCTTGGCCAAGTGCATATTCTTTGATGTCATTCACCCAGGTAACGAGGTCATCAACTTTTGGCAGAATAGCAGCAATCTTTGAATCCTCAAGAGTGGCAGGCATCGCAAAATCGTATTGTGCAAGTTCAAGGTTATACTCAGCTCGTTTCCGGCAGGTAGCCTTAATCTTGCAGAAGATACAGTGATCACCTGCTTTAAATTCGCCACCGCCTTCATAAGCTAACTTGGCAGTAGGAGCAAGGACTGTGTCTGCCCAGGAGAGCAGGTCGCTTTTTGGTATTTCACAGGTTGAGATATTATCCCTGCGTGGCTGAAAGATTGTCATCTTTACAGTCTTAATGTCATAAATGCCATCGTAGGTATCCAAGGCTCCCAGTGCATAACACATCATCTGTGGGTTAAGCTCTGCGTCTACCAGAACTCCAAGTCCGTACTTGAAATCAATGATATGAAGTACATCATCGGCTACGATAAGGCAGTCACCTGTTCCAAAGCCATCTGGCACCCATTTGGAAAAATCCAGTCTCTGTTCTACGAGGATGATAGGGTCACTGCACAGTTTCTTGGCATCTTCGTATGATTTCATAACAAAGTTGCGATATTCTTCCGTACAGCTTTCCATTTCTGCATCATAGAACTCAAGATTTTCTGTCGGATCATGTCCGGACTTTCCGATTGATGAAAGAACCTTGTATTCACAAAGTTCATGTGCATCAGTTCCCTGCTGTGCATATGGGCTGGCTCTGTCCTTGATATCAGCAGATAATCTGGCTGATGGTGGACAGTTAAGCCACTGTTTGCTTGACGAAGCAGAGAGCAGTGCGTGTTTAGGCATTGCCGACCACCTCCAACTCTGCTACGAGTTCCGAATACTTATCTGCCGGAACACCTGTCAGAGTACCATCAGAAGAGAATTTTGCTACGATGCCTTTCACATCACCTTTGTACTTGCCACCATCGGCTTTTGCTTTCTGTGCAAGCTTTGCTCTGACCTCTTCCTTGGTGTAGGTGTCAGATTTCTCTTTTGCAGGTTCATCGGTCGGAGTAGTTTTGTCAACCTTTACAGGCTGTTCTGCCTTGGTAGCAGATTTGTTTTTCTCTGCATTATCAGAAGAGTAGACGGCACTGAGCTTTAAGAAGCTGTCTCCGATTGTCTTGTAAATCTGTGCTAATTCTGTGTTCTTCATCTGATACTACCTCCATTTACAATCATTTCACCAATCTGAATATCATGCTTGCAGATGGTGATTGGGTACGGATATGAAAGTCCGAAACCATGAGGAGCATTGTGAGGAAGTACAACTCCTGTAAGAAAGTTAGGATACTCACCTGTGATAAGAATGGGAACTGTTTGCCCTTGCCAAGGGTATCTGTCTGAGTCTCCACTCTTAAGTTTCACATTGACGGTCTCTCCCGTCAGTCCATAATTTTTGATCATATTAATGACCCTCCTTTGACTTATGATTGGCTGTGATTTTCTTTGCAAGCTGTCTGGTTATAACGCTAATGGCAATCAGAACATCTGCCAGTTCCCTATCAAGGTCTGTGTTACTGACTGCTGTGTTGTTATTTGTAACTGCTGACATTGTTTTGCACCGCCTTTCTGATTGGTTTTTACCTCTCACTATTCGCTGGACATTTTTTTAATGAATGACCGGAACTTTTTTGAGATTTCTTTAAAAAGTTTTTTGAACTGTGTGAGTGCTTTACCTCTCACTATTCGCTGGGCAGTTTTTCATTGAATGACCGAAATTTTTTGAAAAATATATAATTCGTGAATTTACATATAAAAGGAAGAAACTCTGATTCTGAAATTTGATTTATGTGTTTCGAGAAAAAAGCAGTAATTTTTAGGTCAATGGCTAAAAAAATGCCCAGCGAATAGTGAAGGAATGAAAGATATTCCTACCATTTAACGAAAGGAGAGATGCTTATGGGAGTGATGTATAAGAACCCGGAAGGCTATCCAGATCCAGTGCCATATCAGGCAATCTCCAATATGAATAAAGAGCAGAAATGTTACAGACCTATGGTGTATATCTGTTCAGCATATAGCGGAGATGTGGAAGGTAATACAGAGAAAGCCAGACGATACAGCAGATTTGCTATAGATGCAGGGAAGATTCCGATAGCACCACATCTGTTGCTTCCTCAGTTTATGGATGAAGAATCGGAACGTGAACTTGCAATGTTCATGGATATAGTGATTCTTTCCAAGTGCAGGGAGTTGTGGGTGTTCGGAAAGCCGACAGCTGGGATGTTAAACGAGATAGCTTATGCCGAGCGTAAGCAGATGACAATTAAATACTTTAATGAAGAATGCAAGGAGGACGATTAAATGCAGATGACATTATGTTGTGCGACCTGTGTCGGGAAAGCTGCTAACTGTATTTATCCCAATAAGGTAGTCGTGGATAATGCAGCAGATATGGAATCAGCAGTAGTAGTTGATCATGTATGTGCCACATACACAGGTAATCGCAGAGGCAACAGTAACTTTATTGAATCAGATGTAATTCCAATGGATATCGACAATGACCATAGTGATAATCCGGCAGACTGGATTACGGAATATAAGATGGAAGAACTCTTTGGAGATGTGGACTATGCGTTAGTGCCAAGCAGACATCATATGCTTGCAAAGGACGGAAAGTCAGAGCGTCCAAGATATCATGCATATTTTAATATTGAGAAATGCACGGATGCGGCACAGTACACAGCAATGAAAACAGCAATCCAGAAAGCCTATCCGTTCTTTGATGACAATGCCCTTGATGCTGCCAGATTTTTATTCGGTGCAACAACAGGCGAGGTTATCTGGCATGAAGGATGGATGAGCATTATGGAAGTAGTATCTGATACAGAGCCGGATGCTGATGACGGAGATTTCGATGATGGGTTTGTCGGTGGTCCTATCACAGAGGGCAGCCGTAATAAGACATTATCCCTTTTTGCCGGAAGAGTTCTGAAGAGATACGGGGAGTGTGATAAAGCACATGAAGTATTTCTGGAACAGGCAGCAAAGTGTGACCCGCCTTTGGATGATGCAGAACTTTCTACTATCTGGTTCTCAGCACTTAAGTTCTTTAGAAATAAGATAAGTGGCAGTAACGGATATGTTCCTCCAGACCAGTACAATAACGATTTCGGTGGAGAGCCTGGTTCATTAAGACCAGATGATTACTCAGATATCGGACAGGCAAAGATCCTGTCAGCCACATACGGGGATGAACTGAAACACACATCAGCAACGGATTATATAAGATATGACGGAGAAGTGTGGGTGGAAGATAAGCAGATGGCTGTTGGAGCCTGTGTGGAATTCCTCGACTTACAGTTACAGGATGCAAACGATTATATGGATGCAGCCAAGAAAGCACTCATCAAAGCAGGCTACCCGGAAGAGTCCGTAAACCAGGGGTCAAAGGTCCTTGCTAAGGATTGTGATATTAAGCCGGATGACCTCCCAATCTTTTATATGCTTGTCGGAGCAGAAAAGTATCTTGCTTTTACTATGAAACGCAGGGATTACAAGTACATTACTTCGGCACTGAATGTGGCAAAGTCCATGCTTGGCATTAAGGTATCAGACCTTGATAAGAATCCGAATCTGCTGAACACACCATATGCAACTTACAATCTGGAACTCGGCATGGCGGGAGAACAGCCACATGACCCGTTCGACCTTATTACCAAAATCACGGAATGCTCTCCGGGGGATGAAGGAATGGATATCTGGCTTGAGGCACTTGATACATTCTTCTGCGGTGATGCAGAACTTATCGAATATGTACAGAAGGTTATCGGACTGGCAGCTATTGGTAAGGTGTATGAGGAATTCATCATTATAGCTTACGGGGATGGCGCTAATGGCAAGAGTACGTTTTGGAACACGGTAGCAAGAGTCCTTGGAACTTATGCAGGAAAGATTTCATCGGATATTCTGACGATGGGCAATAAGGTAAATGCCCAGCCGGAGATGGCAGAACTTAAGGGCAAGCGTCTCATCATTGCATCCGAGATGCAGGAAGGTGTGCGTCTTAATACAGCAATGGTTAAGCAGTTATGCTCTACTGATGAAATACAGGCTTGCAAGAAATACAAGGATCCGTTTCATTTCGTTCCTTCCCATCAAGTGGTGCTTTACACGAACCACCTGCCAAAGGTCGGTGCGAATGATGACGGTATCTGGAGAAGATTAAAGGTCATTCCGTTCAATGCGAAGATTAAGGGTAATTCCGACATCAAGAACTATGCTGATTACCTTTATGAGAAAGCTGCCCCTGCTATCATGAAATGGATTATCGAGGGAGCAGAGAAGGTAAGTAAAACCGACCACAAGGTTGATGACCCGAAGTGTGTGAAAGATGCTGTGGCAGCTTATCGTGAGGACAATGACTGGCTCGGACACTTCCTTGCAGACTGTTGTGATATCGGCAGTGGTCTTACGGAGAAGTCTGGGGAGTTCTATCAGCAGTATCGTGCTTACTGTATTCAGAGCGGTGAGTATACCAGAAGCACCACAGACTTTTATTCCGCTGTGGAGAAGGCAGGATTTGTCAGAAAGAAAGGAACGAAAGGTACTCTGGTCTACGGACTCAGCTTGAAGTCTGGACAGGATTTTGTGTAAATGACTGTCACGACTGTCATGACGGTCATTTCAGAAACTTTTTCATAACGCTTAATTTCATAAAAATGTTGATTTTAAGCCATTTATGACAGTCGTGATACTCATTTCTTAAAAGTGCCTTATATAGAAAAATAGGGTTGAAAAATAGCCTATAGAGAGGTTTGGAAAAAGAGTATCACGACCGTCATAGTTACAAATTTTGATGGGAGGTTCGTGGATGAGAGAAAAGACCATTGAACAGAAATTAGTCAGCGAAGTGAAAAAGCGTGGTGGCATCTGTCCTAAGTGGGTCTGCCCGTCCTTTGATGGGATGCCAGACCGATTGGTATTTTTACCGGGTCGGCATTTCGGGATGGTGGAGGTGAAAGCACCGGGCGAGAAACCGAGACCTTTGCAGGTGTCCAGACACAGATTATTACAGAGATTAGGCTTTAAGGTGTATATCCTTGATGCCTTGGAAGATATAGGAGGTATCCTTGATGAGATTCAAACCACATAATTATCAGCAGTATGCAATCAACTTTATAACCCATAATCCCATAACGGCAGTACTTCTTGATATGGGAATGGGAAAGACAGCCATAACACTTATGGCAATCGACTATCTGATGTATGAGTATTTCGAGATTGTGAAGGTACTTGTTATCTGTCCCCTGCGAGTTACACGAACATGGAGGGATGAGGTAAACAAGTGGGAGCAACTGTCCGGCTACAGACTTTCTATTGTGACAGGTACTGTAGCACAAAGGAAGAAAGCACTGGCAGCAGATGCAGACATTTATATTATCAACCGAGAAAATGTACCGTGGCTTGTAGATAAAAGCGGTGTTCCATTTGACTTTGATATGGTTGTGATTGATGAATTATCATCCTTCAAAAACCATCAGACAGCAAGGCACAAAGCACTTATGAAGGTTCGGCCATTCATAAAAAGAATCGTGGGACTTACAGGAACACCTGCAAGCCAAGGACTTATGGATCTGTTTGCAGAATTCAAAGTGTTAGACTTTGGACAGCGTTTGGGTCGCTTTATTGGTCAGTTCAGACTCAATTACTTTAGACCAGATAAGGTCAACGGAAATATTGTATACAGTTACAAACTGCTGCCGGGAGCAGAGGAGAAAATCTATGAGAAGATACAGGACATCACAATATCTATGAAAGCGGTGGACTTCCTTGATATGCCGGAACTCATAAATACAGAATATCCTGTGTATCTGGATGAGAGTGAACAGGAGAAGTATGAAGGACTTAAGAAGGATTTGATTCTTTCTACTTCAGAACATGAGGTAACTGCTGCCAATGCAGCATCCCTTGTGAATAAACTGTCGCAGATGGCAAACGGAGCAGTTTATACAGATGATGAGGATATCATCACATTTCATGATAAAAAACTGGATGCCTTAGAGGACATCATAGAATCAGCCAATGGCAAACCACTTCTTGTGGCATATTGGTTCAAACACGATTATACAAGAATCGTAGAGCGACTTAACAAAATCGGTGTGAATTACATGAAGATAGATTCCGATGAGAGCATCACCAAATGGAATAACAGGGAGATACCTGTTGCACTGATCCATCCTGCATCAGCCGGACACGGGCTTAACCTTCAGCAGGGTGGAAACACAATGGTGTGGTTTGGCATCACTTGGTCTCTTGAATTATATCAGCAATGTGTCTGCCGACTTTACAGACAGGGACAGACGGAAGGAACAGTCACCATAATCCATCTTATAACACAGGGAACTGTTGATGAGAAAATTATGAAAGCATTATCCGAAAAGGATAATACGCAGTCGGCTTTAATCGAAGCCGTCAAAGCAGAAATATAGAAAATCATAGTCAATCAGAAGTCAATCATGGTCAATCCGAGGGAATAAAAAATTTATTTCGGAGGTAAAACCTATGAGCGTAAGAAACTTAGGTCCATATGAGGCATTAGGAAATGCCGTGGTTCTACAGGCAGTAAAAGACTACAGGGAGGCAGTGCATAAGCTGTCCCGTGGAAAAAAGAACACGATTGCAGAATCCACGAAACAGGAATGTGAGAGATTCTTTCAATCTCCATATTTCAATGTGTTCACACAGCTTGATGGGAAAGCACTCCTGTCACAGCTTGAGAAGGAGGTGTCTGCATGACAGTAAAAGAATATTTGGGACAGGCTTATCTGTTGGATAACAGAATCAATTCAGATACAAAGGAACTGGAAGAACTCCGCCTTATGTCACAGACAATTTCCAGTCCGGGATTTGAGGAGCATTATAATGCAAGCAGAAATACCGATGCACCATACATTCATACATTAGAAAAAATCATTGATATGGAATCCAAGATTCTGGAGGAGATGAATCTGCTGATGGCGTTGAAACAGCAGATAAGGGATGTAATCAGCAAGGTGGAAAAGCCGGAGCATCAGATGATACTTAGGTACAGATACATTCACAATATGTCATGGCCAAAGATAGGAGAAATGCTTAGTGCTGATGGTCGAACTGTACAAAGGTGGCACAATAAGGCAATCGCAAGTATTAAGCTGCCGGAAAATATTATAAACTTGAAAGTTGTCACGGTTTGTCATTAGTTGACATGGTTGAGTTTATGATATTGTATAATCAGCAAAAATGATAAAGATGTATACAGGCATGAGCCTTCATAGTGAAATCCCCACTGTGAGGGCTTTTCTTATGCCCTTATTGAAGGAGGTGCAGTGATGCCAAGAAAGGCAAAGCATCCGTGCCACCATCCCGGCTGTCCCAAACTGACAGAAGGAAGGTTCTGCGAGGAACACCAGAAGGAAGAGAACAAGCGTTACGAGAAGTACGGTCGTGACCCTGCAACAAGGAAACGGTACGGACATGCGTGGAAACGCATCCGTGACAGCTATGTTAAGACACACCCCTTCTGTGAGTTGTGCTATGAGAAGGGAGTGCTTGTCCCAGTCGAAGAGGTACACCACAAGGTTCCTTTGTCAGAAGGTGGAACGCATGACAGGAGCAACCTCATCTCTTTGTGCAAGTCGTGTCACGCAAGGATACACGCAGAGAGAGGTGACAGATGGCATGGAAGAAAGAGTGATTCATACGAATGATGGTCGTGTCAGTCATATATAAAAATATTTTATTATATTTTTTCCTGTGACGGTCATGACACTCATTTCCAAAAGGGTAGGGGGAGTGCAAATCCCTGTGGGCAGGGCCACCGGGCAACGGTGCCGCCCCTTCGTGCGCACAAAAAGCGAAATTGAATGGGGTATTGCACACTAAATAGTTAAAAAGTTTTATTAGGAGATGAAATTATGGCAAGAGATGGAACTGCCCGTGGCTCAAATATCAAGGTCAATGCCGGAAGAAAATCCAAGGCATTAGCTGAGAAGATGGCAGCAGGCAATCCTGGTGGAAGAAAGCTGAAGATCATTGACTTGCCGGACGGAGCAGAACTTGAAGGGGAAGATATCCCAGAGCCAAGTTCTTACATTAAGTCCAAGCAGAAAGCTGTGGGAGAGTTCGATGCAGAACATATTTACAGATACATCTATCTGTACTTGAAAGAAAAAGGATGCGACAAACTGGTGAGCAAGCATCTGGTGGAGCAGTACGCAATGAGCGTGTCCCGACTGATGCAGTGTGAGGAGGCAATCTCAGAATACGGATTCCTTTCCAAGCATCCGACCACAGGAGCTGCCTGTGCAAGTCCATTTGTCGCTATGGCTCAGAACTACCAGAAACAGGTAAACACAATATGGTATCAGATTTTCCAAGTGGTAAGGGAGAACTGCTCGAAGGATTATAACCCTGATGAGTCCGACCCGATGGAACTTCTGCTACGAAGCAGGGGATAAGGAGATAAACATGATAGAAAAAGTAAATCCGATGCACCCAGACAAGGTTGCAGACCGAATAGCCGGTGCAATCGTTGATCTGGCATACGCATCTGAAGATAATCCAAAGATTGCTGCCGAGGTCTTAATTGGACATGGCGTGTGCCATGCGATTATAGAAACTTCAGCACACATTGATGAAAAAGAAATAGAAAAAGCAGTACACCGTATTGCCGGAAATGTTCAGACAGACATTGTTATGGTTCCACAGGACATTCATCTGTCTGAGAATCAGAAAGGCAATGTGAGATGCGGGGATAATGGCATCTTTAAGGGAATGCCACTTACTGGAGAACAGAAAGAACTTTCACAGATTGCAAGGGACATTTACAGGAAATATCCTACAGACGGAAAGTACATTCTTGATGGGGTAAGGCTCATCATCTGCCAGAGCAATGCAGACAAAGAGGAACTGGAGAATCATTACCCAGGGGCAGAGGTCAATCCGCTTGGTGCCTGGGCAGGTGGTACAGATGTAGATACGGGAGCAACCAACAGAAAACTTGGTTCTGATATGGCTGATTCTGTTACAGGCGGAGGGCTGCATGGCAAGGATTTATCCAAGGCAGATGTATCCGTAAACATCTATGCTTTCCTTAAGGCACAGGAAACAGGAATGCCAGTCACACTCTGCTGTGCAATCGGTGATGAGATGGTGGATGGAAAGCCTTATGCAGAAATCGTGCAGATGGCAAGAGAGTACATCCAGTCAGTTGGCGGATTTGAGAAATTTGCAGAATGGGGGTTATTTTAATGGCAAAGCATACGACAGAAATGAAAATGGTACAGACTTCCAAACTGATACCATATGTAAATAATGCCCGTACCCATTCGCAGGAACAGGTCAATAAGCTGCGAGGTTCCCTTCGTGAGTTTGGGTTCATCAATCCTGTTATTATCGATGCTGACTATAATGTCATTGCCGGACACGGAAGGCTTATGGCTGCAAAGGAAGAAGGCATTGAGGAAGTTCCGTGTGTGTTCGTTGATTATCTGACGGAGGCACAGAAGAAAGCATATATCCTTGCCGACAACCGATATGCACAGGATGCCGGATGGGACGAAGAGATGTTAAGGGTTGAGATTGAAGCCTTGGAGGGAATGGACTTTGATGTGTCATTTACAGGCTTTGATGAACAGGAGATTGCAGACCTTCTTGCAGGGGATGCTGATGATGCAAAAGAGGATGATTTCGATGTTGAGGAAGAATTGCAGAAACCGTGCTTTTCCAAGACAGGAGATATCTGGCATATTGGAAAACACAAAGTCATCTGTGGTGATTCTACACAGGAAGATACCTATACTCAGCTTTTTGAAGATAAGAAGTGTAATCTTGTCTGCACGGATCCACCTTACTTTGTGGCACTTGAGAATGCATCCGGCAAGATCGCCAATGATGCCTTAAACGATAAGGACGGATATGAATTCCTTATGAAAGCCTTTACCAATTTCCATAATGTTATGGCTATTGATGCATCCATCTATGTATTTTATGCGACCATGAAGGCTCGTGTATTTTATGATGCGTATGAAGATGCAGGCTTTAAGGTCGGTGCAGGACTTATATGGAAAAAGCCAAGGGCACCGCTTATGAGGACTGACTGGAAGTTCAACATGGAACCAATCATCTGGGGCTGGAGAAAAGATGGAAAACATAAATGGTATGGTGACCAGAAACAGAAATCCGTATTTGAATTTGATGGTATCAAGAATTCAAAGGAAGATGGATTCGGTCATCCATCAAGTAAGCCGGTTCCGCTGATTGCATATCTTATCAAGCAGTGTACACAGGCAAACGGTATTGTCCTTGACGGATTCTTAGGCTCTGCATCCACACTGATGGCTTGTGAGCAGCTTGACCGTATCTGTTATGGTGTAGAACTTGAACCGAAATTTGTGGATGTGGCGGTAAAGAGATACCTCGAATATAAGAATGGTGACAGCACGGATGTGTATGTCATCCGTAATGGTGAGAAGATCAGTTACGAAGATGCAGTGGCAGGAATGGAGGATGCCGATGGAACAACAGAATAAAATGTCATTAACCCTCGGCAGTCTTTTTGACGGTTCCGGGGGTTTTCCATTGGGTGGAGTCATTGCAGGAATCACACCAAAGTGGGCAGCAGAGATTGAGCCGTTTCCCATAAGGGTCACATCAGTCCGTTTTCCCAATATGACACACCTTGGAAATATAAGTGAAGTCAGAGGGGCAGAGATTGAACCCGTTGATATCATCACATTTGGAAGTCCCTGTCAGGATATGAGCGTGGCAGGGAAAAGAGAAGGCTTGGGCGGTAACCGTTCAAGTCTTTTTTACGAGGCAATCAGAATCATAAAGGAAATGAGGGAGGCTACCAATGGAAAATATCCAAGATACATTGTCTGGGAAAATGTTCCCGGAGCATTCTCGTCAAACAAGGGCGAGGATTTCAGGGCAGTCCTTACCGAAATCTGCAAAGTCAAAGAAGAATGTGTGTCTGTACCTAAACCTGCAAAATGGGAAAATGCAGGACGCATCATGGGAGAAAGCTTCAGTATCGCATGGAGACTCCTCGATGCTCAGTATTGGGGTGTTCCCCAGAGAAGACAACGTATCTACCTTGTCGCAGATTTTGATGGAGGGAGTGCCGGAAAAATATTATTTGAGTCAGAAGGCCTGTCTGGGTATTCTGCGCAGGGCTTCAAGTCGTGGCAAGACGCTGCCAACGGTATTACAGAAAGCGTTGGAGAAACAGGCTCAGACAGCTTAATGTTTGAAAACCACTCACAGGATACAAGATACCGGGGACCACTTGCTGTGGCACAGACGGTTTCATCCACCTATGGGACAGGTGGAAATAATCAGCCGTTTGTATTACAGACACCAAAGACTCTGAAAATCAGATGTGGATGTGAGGGTGGTGGCAAGGGTGCGCTGATACAGGATGACCTGTCAGCAACCCTTGGAACAAACAATGATCAGACATTATTTCAACCGAGGGCATTCGGTGTGTGTGCAAAGAACAGCAACTCCATGAAATCAGATAATCCGAAAAGCGGATTTTATGAGGCAGAGACATCCAGAACCCTTGATGCGAATGGTGGGAATCCTACCTGTAACCAGGGTGGTATTGCTGTACTTGAAGGCAATGGCAGCAGACCTTCCCACAAAGGGGACGGATATAAGGAATCTGATGTCATGTACACCTTAAATGCAACGGAGCAACACGCAGTAGCATTTGCAGATGTTCATGCCACACTTTCTGCAAATGATGGTCCCAAGGGTCCATCCAGTCAGATGATGAAGAACCCGGAAGAGAACTTTGTCGGGGAACCATCCTATGGCATTGGCAGACCTGCGATGAATCAAGGCTACAATGCATCCTTCAGCTTTCAGATTGAAGAGGAAGTTGAACCGACACTTGTTGCAGCCGGAGCAAGCGGTGTGGCACATCCGAGATTTTCTTCTTCCAAGGCATCATTTTTTACCCAGGCGAATGAGGAGTGTGCCAATACTCTAGTTGCAACTGATTACAAGGATCCACCGATTGTGAATGACGGAGAAGATACTGATTATATAGTACGAAGGCTGACACCAGCGGAATGTGCAAGACTGCAGGGATTCCCGGACTGGTGGTGTGATGAACTCGGCATTGCAGAACCAACCGATAGTGATATTGCCAAGTGGCGTGAAATATTTAATGCCCATGCCAAGGCAATGGGTAAGACCACCAAGCCGAAGTCTGATAACCAGATAAGAAAATGGTTACAGAACCCACAGTCTGATTCTGCTGAATATAAGATGTGGGGAAATGGTGTGGCACTTCCGAATGTTTATTTTGTACTTTCCGGCATTATGTACTATGCACAAGAATCTGCAACATAACTGCGGTATATTTGTGACCCTGTGAATGCACATATTTGTTGCTTTTACAGGGGTTTAGAGTGATATATGTACATACCAAAAGAAAGGGAGGTACATGAACATGGTACTGCATTTTAATGTAACAGGCGAAAGCCGGAAAGCAATGGTAAAAGCCATTGAGAAAGAAATCGGAGGCAAGGCAAAATACCTCGGAGTTCCATCCTGCGCATACGAGATTGGAAGTTACACGGTAGGCAGAAACGGGGAACTTGAATTCGGAGATTTTGATGACATTGATGAGGTTGCACCAATCGTTGATGCCTGCGTCATGGCAACAGGAATCACCCCGGCAGAATGGGAAGGAAACAAAGATGCCGAAGAAGCAGAAACGGAAGGTGCGATGGAACTTACAGTTACCATCCCATTTACAAAGGTGAATGTTGGAAATCTTACAAGCCTGCTTGAGGCAAAAGGAAACCTTATAAAGGATGCCCTTGGCATCACAGACCTGCGGTTTGAGATGAATGAGGATTCCATTTCATTCCCTTGGTTTTCAAAGGTTAAGCCGGAAGAGGCAATGACCTACACAAAATTTATTACAGCAATCTGCGAAATGACCATGAAGCAGAAACGGATTACTGCCAAGCCAAAGGAAAATGAAAATGAGAAATATGCATTCCGATGCTTTCTTCTCCGACTTGGATTTATCGGGGATGAGTACAAAGCCGACAGAAAGCTGCTGCTTTCCAAGCTGAACGGCTCATCAGCATTTAAGTCTGGGGCCAAGAAAGGGGGCGAGCAGTAATGTTCTTTCCACCAAGAAATATAGTTGAATCAGTAAAGAAAGAATATCCATCGGGTACAAGGGTTGAACTTGTATCCATGAATGACCCTTACCGTGATATGCCGACAGGTACAAGGGGAACAGTTGCCTGTGTGGACGATACAGGCACGATTCATGTGGCATGGGATAATGGATGTCACCTCGGAGTTGTCTATGGCGAGGATTCATGCAGAAAACAGCATACCATAAAGACCATCTGCTATGGGAAGGAAGAAACATGGGACTGCAAAGAAGATGCAGTTGCATTTTTCCTACAGGCGGTTGCAGGAAGTGAAGGTGCAGAGTGTGAGAGATACACAAAGATACTGACGGATCTTGCGATGGGCATGGATATATGTACAGATGGTGAGTAGAGTTCTGGAAAGATACACAATAACCGGTGTGTATCTTTGTCCAGTAGCGGTATTCCAATTTATGTGCTTTAGAGTGATATATGTACTACCGAAAGGAAAACAAGCCAAAAAGGAGTACATAGAATGAACGAGAAAACAACAAGACAGATTGAAGAAATGAAAAAGCAGACCATTGGGGTTGAAATCGAGATGAACAGCATCACGAGGGATAAGGCAGCAAAGATTGCAGCCACCTACTTCGGAACAGGAAGATTTCAGAACACGGCAAGCAGAAACGGATACTACACTTGGTCAGCATGGGATGAGCAGGGCAGGGAATGGAAATTCCAAAGGGATGTCAGCATTGCCGGATGCGACAGTGAAAAATGCGAACTGGTAACACCGATTCTTACCTACGCAGACATTGAAACATTACAGGAACTTGTAAGGCAGTTAAGACACGCAGGTGCAAAGAGTGATGCAACAAGGGGATGCGGGGTACACATTCACATTGGAGCCAAGGGGCATACACCACAGACAATGAGAAACCTTGCAAACATTATGGCAAGCCACGAAAGCCTTATAGCAGATGCCCTTGACCTTGACAGGGGAAGGATGCACAGATACTGCAGAACGGTTGACCCACGATTCCTTGAGAGCCTTAACAGGAAAAAGCCAAAGACCATGTCAGCCTTGGCAGACATCTGGTACGGAAGTCAGAACTGCAACTACGGAAGGTCACAGCATTACAACGACAGCCGATACCATATGCTGAATTACCATGCGACTTTTACAAAGGAAACCATTGAATTCAGACTTTTCCAATTTGATGCCCCTGCTGACGGAAAACGAAACGGACTCCATGCCGGACAGCTTAAAGCCTACATTCAGCTTTGCCTCGCACTCAGCCAGATGGCAAAGGAAGTAAAAAAGGCAAGCCCAAAGCCACAGCAGAATGAAAATCCAAAATACGCAATGAGAACTTGGCTCCTCAGACTTGGATTCATTGGGGATGAGTTCAAGACAGCAAGAGAGATTCTAACAAAGAGACTTGCAGGGGACACAGCATTCAGAACTGCAAGGGGATAGCCTTGTACTACCTTAGAGAAATGACCGCTTCGGCGGTCTTAAGGTGGTAGAAGGGTATTTCCTTCAGAAAGGATGGATGCGAAATGCAGAAAAGATACTATATTGCTTACGGCAGCAACCTAAACATTACGCAGATGCGATTCCGATGCCCAAATGCACGGATCATTGGCACATCTGTTGTGCCGGATTATGAATTGCTCTTTAAGGGAAGTAAGACTGGTTCTTACCTAACCATTGAGCCAAAGGCAGGTGCAAGCGTTCCTGTGGCGGTATGGGAAACCACAGCTGATGATGAACTTGCCCTTGACAGGTACGAGGGTTATCCGACCTTTTATTACAAGGCGGAAATGACCCTGCCGATAATGGGAATCAAATCCGGGAAGGTAAGGAAACGAAAGGTATATGTGTACATCATGCATGAGGACAGGCAGATAGGAATGCCGACCATCAGATATGTTCAGACCTGCCTTGAGGGATACAGGGCATTCAGATTTGATGAGAACACATTGTATGAAGCAATAGAGAAAAGCCGGAGGTGCTGCCATGAAGATTAAATCAAACCAACAGAGAAGAATCTGCCCCATTTGTGGGCAGATATACCATGAGCCGCCTGCACTTTCAAGAGCAGATGGAAAAACGCAAATCTGCCCCGACTGTGGCACGAGAGAAGCCCTTCAGAGCATTGGAGTTTGCAATGAAGAGCAGGAAAAATCATCAATACCATTCATCAGCATACAAAGAATATTTGAGTGTAATATACACAATAATCCTTCTGAATATCTGGTACATGATCGTATTCCAATAAGTGTGAAAGTACGGTAATGTACACATACCGAAAGGGAAAACAGAGAAAACAGGAGGGCATCAGCCATGAAGAAAATTGAGATTTTAGAGAAAGCAGCAGAAAACGGAACAAGCTACAAGGACATCAATGTGAATTCAACCTTTGGAGCAGCATACTTTTACAGCGAGGAGGCAGGAAACGAACTCATCAATTTTGCCGAGGTCATTTGGGATTACGACATTGACGAGATTATCGAAAACTGCCAAAGATTTGGAATTACAGAATTCACGATTTCAAGCACCTTTTCAAGCCTCATCCTTACGATTGCAGAATTTGAAAAGAAAGGATGCAAGTTACAGGGACTGGTTGAGATAAACAGCAGGCATAACGATTGGAATGCCTGCTCTGAAGGAAAGCCAAGCGTAAAAGAAAGAATTCCGGCATTCAAATTAAGCCTTTAAGAACCATAACAGGGGAGTCCACAGGGACTCCTTTGTTATGCTGATATACACAAAAATTCTTCTGAATATCTGGTACATAATCGTATTCCAATAAGTGTGGAAGTACGGTAATGTACACATACCGAAAGGGAAAACAGAGAAAACGGAGGATATGAGCATGACAAGATTTGAAAAGGATGTAAAAGAAATACAGGAAGGAAACGAAATCGAGGTTCTCAAAAGAAGGAAGGTAGAACTTGAGGAACTTTATAAGAAAGGCAGATGCGAAAAGAACGGATTCAGAAGACAGTGTATTGTACAGGAATATGAAAGAAGATTGGCTGAATATGAAAAACTGGATGCCATGATTTAAATTTGAGCATAATGCATTTAAGAGGAACCCACCGGGGTTCCTTTTTTCGTGGAGGTGATCATGTGAGAAAACTGAAAAATTATAAACCGACTAGATTCATGGCAGAGGATTCTCACTATGATAAGTCCGAGGCAGATTTTGCTGTGAATTTTATAGAGAATCTGTGCCACACCAAAGGCACGTGGGCAAGGAAGAAGTTTTTGCTGATGGACTGGCAGGAACAGATCATAAGGGATGTATTTGGAACGATAAAGCCGAATGGTTACAGGCAGTTCAACATGGCATATGTGGAAATCCCAAAGAAGAATGGCAAGAGTGAACTGGCGGCTG